CGGAGGCTGATGTTCGACCGGACGCGGGCCTCGATGGGAAGATCAAGCGCCTCGAGCGCCAGAGACGGGCCGCGACATCTCCTGAGGATGTTGATAGGCTCACAGACGAGATCGCCGATCTTGAGGCACGGCGCGGTCTGCCCACACCTGCGGTGGAAGCAGCGCGTCGTGTTCTGCAGGCTCAGGGTGTAGCGGTCCCGCAGAGAGGTGAGGCGTCAGGGCCCACCGCTCAACCCGCTGAAGCCGAGGGTTTGCAGCCCGAGGGGACAGCATCAGGGCCGGTGGGCGCGGCAGCGCCTGCCGGTCCGCGCAATGCGCTGGACACCACCCCATCCGAAGCTGAGGTGGCCACCATCTCGCGCTCCCGGGACCGGACCGCAGAGCGCCTGGCTGTCGACCAGGCTCTCGCCGCGCGTGGTGTGACGGATCCAGCTGCCCGGCAGAAGGCTGTGAAGGCCTACGATGCCATGCGGGATGCCGGTGCCACGGTGGACACCTCCCTGCGTGAGGCGACGGCGACCACCGCGCCTGAGCCCCCCATCGAAGGGTCGGGCGGCTTCGCCGCTCCGAACGGCCTCGCCTATATCGACCTGACCGCCAAACTGGGCGTGCCTCGCGGCCTCGACAAGCTTGAGGAAGCCATGCTGGAATGGTCCACCGAGACTGGCTTCGAGGCTGGCGCCCATGTTGCGGCAGATGGCACGGTGCTGGGGGTCGGGACCAACGAAGATCCCAACATGCTGATGCCGCCGGCCAAAGGTCTGAACGATCCCACGGTCATCTTCACGCACACCCATTCGCAGAACACGCCTTTCTCGGCGGCGGACATGCGGGCGATGTTCAAGTCTGGCCAGACCTTCCGGGCTGTGCTGCCGGACGGGTCAGTGCTCGAGATGCGCCCATTGAAGCCCTACGATGAGCAGGCCTTCGCGGAAATCTTCCAGGTGGTGCGGGGCGATCTGGCTGACACCATGCCGCCCGGGATGCCCTTCCTCGAGGCAGCGCAGGTCAAGCAGGAAGCCATGGTGCAGGCCCTCGAGATGGCCGGCATGATCGACTATGTCCGCCCTTTTCGCGGGCTATCCCAGACCCAGAAGGAGGCAGTGAATGCAACCGTCAACCGAACCGCTGATGCCGTCGCCCGTATTGGAGCTGGAGCTGATGGACGAGCGGGAACTCCGCAAGCTGATCAACCAGGGGGACAGGCTGGCGAGCGCCGAGCTGCAGATGAGGCGGAGGGAGAAATCGCCGACGACGACCTCGACGAAGAAGGGTTCGACTTCGAGCAAGCCCTCCTCGGCTCTGGCCAGTTCGACGACCGAAGCTCCGCCCGGGAAAAGCGGCCTTCCTTCAACCAAGCTCGCGTAGAGGAGATCGCTGACAAGATCATCGCCGACGTGACCGCGCAGCGGTCTCGCCGCACGACCGGGGCCAAGCTGATCCGTGAGGGCACGGTCACGCGCGACCAGGTGATTGCCGGTATCGGTGAGTATCTGAAGAGCGACGGTCGCAAGCAGATGTACACGGTCATCGACGTGCGTCGGGCCATGTTCCGCGACCCGATCACCTTCGACATGATCGAGCAGAACCCGGACAACCGGACCGGTCGGGCTGGCCGGAAAGCTGGATCCTTGGTCTGGCGCGTGAAGCCCGAGCATCAGTGGCAGTTCAGCGTGGCGCTCGACCTCGAGCGCCTGATCAACAACGCCGGCATGGGGACGATCGAGCGCAGGGAAAACCGCTTTGCCGCGCAGGGCGACAAGCTGGACGGCAAGACCTATTTCGTTGAGGTCTCCAGTGCGCTCCGCAAGCACACCGAGCTGATCGGCCCGGAGGGGATGCGGTTCGACCCACCCTTGGCTGATCCTTCCGACACGCGAAAGATCAAGCGCAACACCAGGACCAACCGGCTCTCGCCGGAAGGTATCGAGGTTGCGCGGCGCACCGCGCGTTACCTGCAGGCCAATCGTTACAAGATCGACCGGCAGAAGCTCTATGCCCTCACCCCAGACAGCCTGGTGTCGGGTAAGTCCCTGGCCAAGGACGGCATCCGGGATGAGCACATCACGCAATGGGACGCCCTCAAGCCAACGCTGACGGGGGAATACAAGACCTGGAGCCGTCAGGACCAACAGTTTGCCCGGTCCTATGGCTGGAAGATCGACGAGAAGCGGCGCGAGGCCGCTGCGCGGCTGCGCCAGCTGCGGCTGGCCTATGAGACCTTCGCTGCCAAGCATGGGGCAGATGGCGACGTCGGGTTCCTCTACCAGATCGACGACCGTGGCCGGATCTATGCCGATGGGTCGTTTCACCCGCAGGCCGACAGTTCCATCAAGGAACTCTTCTCGGTAGACGGCAAGAACCTCGTCACCGACATGGTGACCGTCGACAATTCGGCCTCTGGCTGGCAGATCAACGCGCTGATGGCCTACGACCACGTCGCTGCGCCGCGGCTGAACATGGGGCGGGGCCAGGCCTCCGAGGCTGGCTACAAGAAGTCCGACCTCTACAACAACACGCTCGAGGCCATGCGGCGCCGTCTCCTGGAGGATGCGGCCGACCCCACGGCGGGCGGCACCATCAGGATGACCCCGCAGCAGGCCGACAAGCGCCGGAGGCTGGCGCGGTATTTCTCCGACACCATCTTCCCGTCATCCGATCCCAACTCCTGGCTCCTGAACCGCAAGGGCATCAAGCCCGCCATCATCGCGATGAACTATGGCGGCCTGGAGAAGAACTTCCTCCGGGTGCTGACGCGCACGCTGTCGAAAGACATCAACCTCGATCCCGCCCTCAAGGATGGGGCTTGGTCCTACCTGACCGAAGTGGGCATGGCCGGCGTTCGCGAGACTGCGCCGCACGCCCTGGCGCTGCAGGAGTGGACGATCAAGAACGTCTCCGCCCTGTCGAAGGCGCTCTACGCCAAGTATGGCAACGATGCGCCCCCGATCGAGATGACCATCGGCCTCGATGGCAAGATCGTCGTCAATCGCCCGAAGCGCGTGGATACCGAGACGCGCCTGAAGCAGGTGGCCCAGGGCGTCGAGAGCACGCTGGTCGCGAAGTTCAAGGTGGCCAAGCCTGAGCCTGACCATGACAAGGTGGCGAAGGCGGTCTGGGCCAACCTCGTCCAGTCCTATGACGCGGCTGTGCTGCACCGGACGGTCGAGCGGTACAAGAAGGCGACGAATGACGCCTACATCACCACGAACCACGACAGCTTCACCGTGCCTCCCGAGCATGAGGGGGCAATCGCCTCGTCTGTCCGCGAGAGCATGCGGACGATCATGGAGCAGGCCCCCGTGCCGAAGTGGCTCTTTGAGGAGATGGACGCGATGGCTCGGGTCCACGGTCTGGATCTGGACATTCAGCCGTTCGATAACCTTGGGCGCTACAACTACGACGACCTGATGACCTCGACACCGGTCTTCGGGGAGATGGGGGCGCGCGAGGATTTCGTCCCTGAGTATGCCGACCTGCCGCAGGAGGGTGCTGACCTCCGTCGTGCGGTCGATGAAGAGGTTCCGGCGGGCGGAGCGGGTGCAGCCGCTGTCGGAATGTCCCCTGTTCGCGGTCCGGTCCGCGGGCAGGGGGCCACGTCCATCGCCGACCTGCCACCCGAGGCTCGGCGCGCAGTCGACGTGGCTGACTACATGGCTCAGCTGCCGCAAAGCAGCTCGCTCCTGACCAAGGTTCAGGATGCGATGACCTCACCGAAGGTGGCCAACCGCACCCTCTGGCAGATCATCGAGGACAAGTTCTTCAACTCGGCGGCCCCGATCCGCAGGCTGGAGATCGCGCTCACCGGTGGGCTTGCCGATGGGGCTGAGAGCGCCTTCAAGGCTGTCGAGATGGCGGTGCAGGACAGCGGCCGGCAGGAGGCGATGCTCTACTACGGCGCGGCGGCCTTCGGAAAGCACGGCGAGTATACCGTAGCCCCGGGGACGATGGGGTTGTTCGACATTTTCAAGCTGGCGGGCGGCGAGGGGGCTGGCCGTGGGCAGCGCCTGCAGGACTGGATGCAATGGATGGTCGCCCGCAGGGCGCAGGACCTGGTGGCGCGCGGGATCAAGACCCCGCTCACGCCGCAGGACATCCAGGCCGCGCTTGCCAAGGGGGCGAACATCCCTGAATTCCAGCAGGCAGCGGATGCGTGGAAGAAGTTCAACGACGCCAACCTCGACTTCCTTGAGCAGTCGGGGCGGATCAACGCGGCGCAGAAGGCGGCAATGCAGGCCGATGACTTCTATGTCCCCTTCTACCGCTCGGATGAGCGGGTCGATGGCACCTCGCCTGAGCTGGAGCTGCCCGAGTACAAGGCCGGCACCACGAAGGTCGGCGTTCTCAGCCGGGATCCGGGGATCAAGGCGATCAAGGGTGGCGACAAGCTCCGCATCGACAACCTGATGCAGAACATGATCCGCAACAGCCAGGCCATTCAGGCGGCAGGCATGCGGAACCGTGCGGCCAACCAGACCTTCGACCTGATGAAGATGGCCAATTTGGCCACTGTCCAACCGCTGACGGCGAAGAAGCCCGATCCGAATGCGGTACGCGTGTGGCAAAATGGTGTCGAAAGCTGGCTGGTGCCGGAGGGGCGTGAGGCTTACCCCTTGATGATGGCCCTGGCAGGGATGCAGCCCATCCAGCAGGGTGTTGGCACTCGTTTCATGACGGACATGGCCAACATCTTCCGGCAGGGCATCACGCTCACGCCGCCCTTCATGATCCGCAACGCGATCCGGGGGGCTGTGTCGTCTGGCATCATGACCACCGGGGCCAACCTGACCCTGACCAACAACACGATCACCGGCTTCCGGGAGGCCTACAACAACGGGCAGGCGGCGCAGGCCTTCAAGGCGCAGTCCGGCATGGGGGACTACCGCTTCGGCAACGCCGATACCGGTCTCTTCGGCAAGGATGACCTCCTGATCGACTTCGGGGTCATGGACAAGACGCTGGGGTCGCGCTTCCGCAAGTTCATGGAGAAGATGGAGCATGTCGGCTCGGCGACGGAACTCGCCGACCGGATCGCTGCGCGCGAGACCATGATCAAGAACGGCATGCGGCCGGATGAGGCGTCCTATCAGGCCCTGACGATCATGAACTACAGCCGGAAGGGGAACAGCCAGACGCTGCGCGCTCTTCTGCCCTTGGTCCCGTTCATGAACGCCCGCCTGCAGGGCCTTTCGCGCATGGCTGAAGGTGCGGTGGGCAAGCGCGGCGCCCTTGGGCGCAAGCAGGCGCTGATGCAGATGGCGCTGAACGGCTTGGTTTACACCGCCCTGGGCGCTGCCATCTGGCTCTGGAATGCCTCGGATGAAGAGCGCCGCGAGAAGTACACGCAGGAGCCTCTGTTCCGGCGCCTGAACTTCCACATCGTCTACGTGGGAGGGGAGACCCTCTACATTCCGAAGGCGTTCGAGCTGGGGCACCTCTTCACTTCGATCCCTGAGCTGTTCGCCGACGCCATGATCATGAGGGACATGAACGAAGCTGGGTCCACGGGCTTTGGGCAGGTGGCGACCGGTTTGAAGAAGATGGTCTACGACACTGTGGCCATGAACCTCATTCCTGCAGCCATGCTGCCCACGCTCGAGGCGTTGACGAATTACAGCTTCTTCCGTCAGGCGCAGCTCGAGGGGCAGCGAGAGCAGGACATGCTTCCAGCCGACCGTACATCGGGAGCATCCATGCTCTCCCGCCTTGTTGGGCGCGACCTTGGCGTGTCGGAATTCACCGGCATCTCGCCCACCATGATCGAGCACTGGCTCTCCAGCCATGGCGGGATCTATTACACGATGCTCAGCACTGCGGTGGAGATTGCGGCCGGGGACCTTGGGCTTGCGCCTGTGCGGCCGGGCGGGGCTTTCGGTGATGTGCCGCTGATTTCTCCTGCGCTCAACGCGGCCTTCGGCTCAATGGTCAAGGATAGTGCAGTGACGCCCTCGAGGTTCATCGAGGAGTACTACAAGACGAGGGATCACATCACGCAGATCTATCGGTCGGCCACGAATGCCGCCCGTGGCGGAGACGTCGAGTATGCCCGTCGCCTGCTCTCCGAGTTCGGTGGCGCTCCAGCGGCCTACAAGATCATGAACCAGGCTGGCACCGAACTGACGGACATCAACACCGCCCTCAGGATGCTGCGCGACAATCGGACCATGACGCGCGAGCAGAAGCGCATCGAGGAAGAGAAGCTGATCGCCAGGCGTAATGCCATTTCCCGGAAGGTCATGGAGGTCGTAAGGGCGATCGAGGAGAAGCAGGGGGCGAACTTCAGTCGTGGTCAGGGAGCTTTGAGCCGGATTTTGCCGTGAGACAGATACTTGCCTCCGAGATTGCGGAGATCCGGCGGCTCATCGACAAGCAGCGGCTGGCCAACTTCGACATCCTCAGCCGGATCGAGCGCATCCCAGCACCGCTCGAGTTCGGTGAGGCCATCCTCGGGTCCAGGTTCGATGCGTGGCAGCGCCGTTACATGGAGGAGTGCCGGGCCCGGGGCCGGATCGCCATGGCGGCCTGCCGCCAGTCGGGCAAGTCCACCGTCACCGCCCTCTTCGTGGCGTGGTGCCTGATCTTCATCCCTGGCTTCCAGTGCCTCGTGGCCTCGCGCTCTCTGCGTCAGGCCTCCCACTACCTGAACGCCGTGCGGAACGCGGTCCTCTCGGTCATCCCGCGCGAGGCGATGCCGCAGCTGAACCGGCTGAGCATGGAGCTTCCGAACGGGAGCCAGATCATCTCCATCCCCTGCGCCCAGCCAGATGCGGGCCGGGGCTTCTCGCCCCACCTGATCATCCTGGACGAGGCCGCGTTCGCGCCGGAGGCGCTCTTCCGGGCCATCACACCATCGCTGGCTGCGACGGACGGGGCGCTGCATATGCTGTCGTCACCGAACGGGCGGCAGGGCTACTTCTTCGAGGCGTTCGAGGGCGAGGCGCAGAGCGTCTTCATGTCGATGAAGGTGCCCTACACCCAATGCCCCCGGATCTCCGAAGAGACGATCCGGAACGAGAAGATTGCGTTGGGCGACCTCTACTTTCGGCAGGAATACGGGGCCGAGTTCATCACCCCGCACGGGGCCTTCTTCGGCTTCTCGGCGCTCCAAAACCTCGAGGAAGGTGAGGATCCCGACCTGACAGACCTGACACTGCTGGACATGGACAAGGTCCTTGAGAAGATCATGCCGGTGCCGTCACCAAGAAAAGAGGACCTGACCGTGGCACTGGACAGGGCGCAGAGGGTCAATCAGATGTTGTACGAATGAACGAGGTCCCGCAATTCAACCGGATCGTGGACTGGAAGCAGCGGGGCTATCACCTCCGCATGCCGCCTCTGGTCCTGGTCGGCTACGACCCCGCTGGCGACGGGCGCGACAAGGATGCCATGACCCTCACGGCGCGCGAGGAGCATCAGAAGGGTGAGCCCTACGACCCCGACTTCTCGGTCATGATGCTCTACCGGGTGCTGATGGCCCACGAGATGTCGCCAGACCTCGAGTTCCCCGACAAGCTCGCCATGCTCCTCAGGCTGCACCGGCAACTGAAGGGCTGGGCCCGCGCAGGGCGCTGCACCAACCACGTCTTCACGGTCGAGACGAACGGTGTGGGCTATGCCATGGGGTCGGCACTCCGCTCGAATATCGGCAACAACGTGGTCACCTACACCACCGTGGGCAACGCCACCGACAAGCCCTATACCGAGAAGCGGCTGGCGATGCCGCGGCTGGCGGCGCTGGACAACCTCCGCGTTCTGGCGGAGACCCACGCTCTCAAGCTGGCCAAGGACGCGCCAGGCCGGGAGATACTCCTGCGGCAGATGGCGTCCTTCGTCTGGCGCAGGGCCGGTCGGCCGGAGGCGATCGAGGGGCAGCACGACGACATGGTACTGTCGCTGGCGGGGGCCTGCTGGATCGGCACCAAGGTCATTCCGCCCCTTCTGAAGCAGATCCCGGTGCGGACCACGGGCATGCGGAGGCAATGAAAGTGCGGGGTCTAGCGAAAATCGGCAACTTCCGTATGATGTGCGGACCAGCGACAGGAGCGGCGCATGGCTGACGGCGATCTCATCTTCACGCGGGACGAGGACGGGGTGACGTTCGGCCCGCCCGCGCAACCTCCGCAGCCTGAGGAAAAGCCTCACACGACGAACATCGCGACGGAGATGACGCAACCCTCCCTCGATGCGATCGCGGAGAGCCTGACCGAAACCATCGCCTTCGACCAGGATGGTGTCTCGCCGTGGGAGAATATCGCCGTCGAGGTGATGGACCACCTGGGTCTTGGCCCCGATGCGGACAGTGACGACGCCTCCGACGACAACTCCGACACCTCCAGTCACACCCTGATGCTCACCGCGCTCCTGCGGTTCCAGGCCAAGGCGCTGTCGGTCATGCTGCCCTCGGATGACATGGCGGTGCGGACAAAGCCCGCGTTTGATCTGGATCAGATCGAGGACGAGGACGAGCGCGACAAGGCCACCGAGATGATCACGGCGGCTGAGCGCCGGGTGCAGCAGTTCTATACCGACTACCTCTTCCACCGGCTTCCCTCCTACGAGGAGGACACCGATCAGATCCTGCACGACATGGGGTTGATGGGGGTTGGTCTCCGCAAGATCGTGGTGGACCGGTCGCGGCAGTCCACGCCGGTCATGCCCGAGTATGTCCCTGCGGAAAACCTGATCGTCTCCTACTCGAGCCGGAACTTCCGCATGGGGCGCTATGCCCACAAGATGGACATGCCCACCGGCGACCTGATCCGGCGCATCCAGACCGGAGCCTACCGCCCGATCAAGCTCTACGATCAGGCAGTGCCGGACAGCAACGCGGTCAGCGATGCGCGCGACAAGGTCTTCGGCCTGGTGCCGGCCAACCTCATGAACACCGAGACGCATCGGATGTATGAGGTCTACACCCACCTCTTCCTCGAGGCAGACCCTCACCCGCTGCGGCTTCCCCGGCCCTACATCGTCACCATCCACTCGGAGAGCCGCGAAGTCCTCGCGATCCAGCGCAACTGGGATCAGGCCGATCCGGACGAGACACCGCTCGAGCACTTCGTCGGTTACATCTACCACCCGGGCAAGAGCGCATCGACGGGGATCGGCCTTGGCCAGATCCTGCTGCAGACCACCAAGGCACTCCGCAAGGCGCAGCGCCGCACGCTCGAGGCTGGCTACCTGCAGAACCACCCCTCCGGGTTCAAGCTCTCCAACCTCTCCATCCGCAATGGCGACACCAAGGTGCGCCCTGGCGAGTTCGTCGACGTGGATAGTCCGACGGGAGACATCCGGCAGGCGCTGATGATGCACCCGTTCCAAGGCCCGTCGCAGGGCCTGATGGCTCTGGCGCAGACGTTGGAAGCCAACGGGCGCGAACTGGGCGGCATCGCCTCCATCGACTTCGCCAGCCTGATGAAGGCCGGTGTTGCGGCGGGCCCGGCCATGGCGGCCTTCGAGGAAAGCACCGAGTTCCAGACCTCCGTCCACCGCCGCCTCTACAAGGCGCACCGCAAGGAGCTGGAGATCATCCACGACCGGATGCGGACCGTGATGGGCAACAAGCCCGTCCTGTTCGGCACCGACCAGACCTTGGAGCCAGGCGACCTCGTGGGGGTGGATATCCTGCCCTACATGCAGCCCGGTCAGGCCTCGCGCCAGAAGGTCATCATGGAAGCGCAGGCGATCTGGGATCTGGCGAAGGAGAACCCCGACCTCCTGAACAAGCGCCGCGCCGCAGAGAACTTCGTCCGCGCCCTTGGCTCGCCCGATGCGGACCGGCTGATGATCCCCGACCCCGAGGAAGAAGAGGTCATGCCGGCGGACCCGATCACCGAATACTCGATGAGCCTCGCGGGCAAGCCCGTGCGGGCAGGCCCGATGCAGAACCACCAGGCCCACATCGACGCCCACACAGCGCAGATGCGGATGGTCCAGACCTCCTCCCTGCCGGTCGAGCAGGGCGAAGCGGTCATGGCCGCCCTGGCAGCTCACATCGCAGAGCACATGGGCATGCAGATGATGGTCGAGGCGGCCGCGATGCTCGGCATCGACATGGCGCAGATCGGTCCGGACATGGCGCCCGAGGTGGAGGCGCAGCTTGCGCCGGCGCTGGCTGCAGCGGTGGTGCAGCTGGAAGAGATGCGGCGTCAGCCCGATCCCGAGGAGGCGCGGATCCAGACCGCCCGCGTGGTGGGCGAGAGCCGGATCGAGGCGACCCGCGTGGCGGCCGAAGGCCGCCTGGCGCTGGCCAACCTGCAGAACGCCCACGAGCGTCAGATGGCCGACGTGAAGGCCAAGTACGACCAGATATTGCAGGACATCAAGGATGCCGCAGCGCTCGACCGCGAGGTCGAGGACAACGCCGTTGCCCTGCAGATCGCCAAGCTCAAGGGGAACAAGAACGCCGACGCCGGCGCTGGCGCTTCAGCCAGCGGCGGCGCGGTGGCCCGCGCCGGGGCGAACTCCTGATGGTGGCGATGCTCAACCCAGCGGTCGAGGCCAGTGTCTGCCGCAAGATGATCGAGCAGGTGCAGCGGCAGCTTCACCAGGTTGAGCATCAGCTGACGCACACCCCGCTTGATATGAACGCCTACCACGCGGCCTTCGGCCGCGCGGCGGGCCTGCGCGCGATCGTGACCGATCTGACAGCCATCTACGACCAGAACTTCAACGTCTAACCGGAGAGACAGCACCCATGTCCCTGATCCTACCCAAAGCCACCGCTCAAGCGATCAGCGCCCAGCGCCAGTCGGCCGTCGCTGACAGCATCCAGAGATCCTCGATCAACCAGCTCACCTCCGATGACTTCGTGACGGTGAAGGAGGTCGAGCGGCAGATCCTCGAGCTGCGCGAATACATCGCTGATCGTCGTCAGGTCGAACCCGAGTACCGCCTGCCGCACCCGGCGGGCTGGCGTGTGTCGGTCCTGATGCTGACGGTGCCGGAAGTGACGGATGGTGGTGTCCACATCGTGGATGAAATGCGTGAGGCGCGCGGCATGGCCTCGCCGCAGGGGATCGTTCTGGCGCTTGGCCAGGGCGCGTTCCAGGACAAGAGCCGCTTCACCATCAACGGCGAGCTTGCACCCTGGCTGCATGTCGGGGATCGGGTGATCTGGAAGAAGTACGACGTCACCACCTTCCAGATCGGAAACGGCCAGCGCCTGGGGTTCATGAACGACACCCAGGCTGTGGCCACCATCGACAACGGCTGGATCGTTCCGGCTTAACCAAGGAGAGCACCCAATGGCAGACGAATTCGACGACGACCTCGGTACAGATGGGGGCGGTGATGGCGGCGGCCAGCAGCAGCCTTCCGCGCCGCAGGTTGACCTGTCCCCGATCGAGGCTCGCCTCAACCGGATCACCGACGCGATCTCGGGCCTGACCCGCGACAGCGAAGCTCGCGAAACGCAGTCGCGCGTCTCGAGCGCGGAGGCATCCTTGCGCCAGCGCCTGGCGCAGGCAGACACGGCGGTCACGCTGGCAGAGCGCCGGGTGGCCGAGGCCTATGACAGCGGCGACGGGGCGACGATTGCCCGCGCCAACCGGGCCATGACCGAGGCCATTGCGGCTCGTGAAGGCGTCAAGACTGACGTCCGCGAGTTCGATCGGTGGAAGAAGGACATGGAGACCCGGAAGCCCCAACAGCAGCCCCAGCAGCAGCCTCAGGCGGGTGACGAAGGGGCCAAGGACACCCGCAATCTTAATGACTGGAAATCGCGGAATTCTTCGTGGTATGGTGTCGACACGGACATGACCAAGGCCGCCCACGAGGTTGACAAATCCATTCGTGAGGCAGGCGTCATCCCCGTCGGCTCCCAGGAATATTTCAAGGCGATCGACAGACAGATGGCGCAACGCTACCCGGACAAGATGAGGTCTACCCCCGACACCGCTGGCGCAGGTGGAGGTCGTCCTCAGGCACCGCAGCGCCAGGGCGGAGGCCGCATTCCGGCGTCGGTTCTTGATGGTTGGGCCCGCATGGGGATCAACGTCAACGACGACAAGACGCTCGAGCGGATGGTCCGCAACCAGCAGGCGCTGGTTGCCAAGGGCATCCTGCCGCAGGAGCGTCAGTACGGCACGGTGATGACCCGATGAACAAGCGCACCCCCACCGATCAGGGCCTGGATCCCGCCGCCGAGCAGGAAGACATGACTTCCGCCTCGAGCTACGATGCCCGGCAGGCGGAACTGGACGCTCGCGAGGCAGAGCTGGAGCGGCGCGAAGCTGCCCTGGCGCCGCGCGAGCGCGAAGGTCAGATCACCACCCGGAGCCGGGTGATGGACGACACCGCACGCCTCGAGCGCCAGTCGATGGACTACTACGCGCCTCCGAACCAGCTTCGGACGCCGGAGGATCCAGAGTACCACTTCCGCTGGATCGCCGAGCATGTGAACGGGCAGCACATGCCCCGCAACGTGCAGATGCGCCTTCAGGAGGGCTACATCCGCGTGCGGATGGATGAGCTTCCGGAAGACTTCATGGTTGACGAGGACATCAAAGGGGATGGCTACGCGCGCACCGGCGGGCTCATCCTGATGCGTCTTCCTGTCAGCCGGAAGCGTCAGCGCGATGCCTACTACGCCAAGAAGTCCAGAGAGCGAGCGAACTCGGTCGATGAGCTTCAGGGCGTGGCGGGGCGGAACGCCGTCAGAGAAGACCGTGGAACGCGTTCCCTGACCGGGGCGGAAGCGGGCCGCGCACTTGCAAACATGAGCCAATCGTAGGAGGGACAGTGATGTCAATGGGCTTCAGGCTGGCCCGGTCGCAGGGGATGGAGGGGTCGACTGGTAACCTCAACGAATTCCCCATCGCTCCGGGATATACGACCCCGATCTTTCGTGGCGATCTCGTCACGCTGGTCGCGGGCAGAGTTCAGGTAGCGAGCGCCGCTGCTGGTCAGAAGGTCCTTGGTATCTTCTGGGGCTGCAAGTTCGTCGCGCAGGACGGCTCGTTCGAGTTCCGCCCCCGTTGGGATGGCGTCGCCGGGCGGTCGCAGATCCTCGCGCAGGTCGCGGTGATGCCGGCTGGTGCGACCATGCTGGTGCGCGGCACGCCTGGCGCGACCTACACCGACGCCGACATCGGCACCCGCAAGGCGGCGAACGTCGCCACGCCGGGCGACCCGCTCTCGGGCATGTCGCGGCAGGCGCTTGGCGCTCCGGGGGCCACCGTGCCAACGGCGGGCCTGGTCGTCCTCCGCAAGATTGACTTGCCGGATGGTGGGGGCGAATGGTTCGAGGTCGCTCTGGCCGCCGACAACGCAATCACCAACACTGGCGCATAAGGAGGGACCTGAGCGATGTCAGCGATTAACAGAGCAGCCCTCCGGGAACAGCTGTGGCCCGGAATTTTCGAGATCTTCGGTTCGACCTATTCGGACTACGAGGATCAGTACGGCTACATCTTCACGACCCGGAAGTCGACCAAGGCCTACGAAGAATACGTGATGGAGAGCATGTTCGGCCTGGCACCGCCCAAGGCTGAAGGCGCTCCGATCATCTTCGACGAAGCGGCTGAGGTCTGGAAGGGCCGGGTGGAAATGAACGCCTATGCGTTGGGCTTCATCATCACCCGCGAAGCGGTGAACGACAACCAGTACTTCGACCTGGTGCCGCGTTACACCCGCGCCCTGAAGCGGTCCATGAAGATCACCAAGGAAGTCCGCGCTGCGGCCTTCGTTGATGCGGCCTTCACCACCTCGACCACCGGTGACGGCAAGCCGATCTGTGCTGTCGACCACCCGCTGCGGAACGGCGAAGTGCTGTCCAACCGCCCCGCAGCTGCGGCCGACCTGAACGAGACCTCGCTGGAAGCCGCGATCATCCAGATCGGCGACTTCGTTGACGAGCGCGGCCTCAAGATCGCCGTGAACGCCCGTCGTATGGTCGTTCCGAACTCGTTGCAGTTCACCGCCGAGCGTCTGATGAAGACGACCGGCGCGCGAGTTGCCACGGCGGACAACGACATTGCGGCGATCCACACCCTCGGCATGGTTCCCGAAGGATACCGGATCAACAACTACCTGAGCGATCCGGCGGCCTGGTTCCTCATGACGGACGTGGACGAGGGCATGACCCACTGGGACCGCGAACCCCTTGATCTTGAAGAAGGAGATGGGTCCGAAACACAAACCATGCGGGTAATGGCATACGAGCGCTATGCTTTTAGTTGCATGGACCCGCGCTCGATCTTCGGCGTGCCTGGCTGAACGAGCCCCCCAGCTCGGCAGCAGTTCCGGGGGTCGTCCGATAGGGCGGCCCCCGTTGTCAAATTGGAGGGCACATGGAGACGGGCTTCACCTTCGCTGATGTCTATGACGAGGTTGTCTCGCGCGCCGGAGGCGAGCAGACCACCGCCGAGGACGTCATTCGCGTCCGCCGTGGTCTTCGGCTGCTCCTGGAGAGGTGGGAGGCCAAGGGCTTCAACACCTGGCGCATCCGGATGCGCCGCGTGGTCGCCGTAGGCGGCCAGCCGTACATCACCCTGCCGCCCTGCGTCGATGACATCATCCACGTTGTCCACGTCAATGGGGGTGAGCTGACCCGGATCCCGCCTGACCGCTACATGACCATCGGCCCCAAGACCCGGACCGGCACGCCGGGCGAATACTGGCTGGCGCGGGAGGAGTGCCCGAAACTCTACCTGCACCCCACCGGCAACGGGGATCAGCTCGAGGTCTGGTACGTCGAGCGGCCAGAGAACTTCACGGCATCCGCTGCCAACCTGGGCGACGTGCCGGGCCGGTGGCTCGAGGCGATGATCCTCGGCCTGGCGCTGGACTTCGCCCGCAAGCGCCCTGGAGATGGCGGGCAATACAACGAGGGTCTCATCCAGCGGCTTGCAGGAGAGGCCGCAGAGGCGGAGGATATCGCCATGCGCGCAGACCGGGACCGGTCGCGCTTCCGCTACAGGATCGCTTGATGGCCACGTTCCGCTCCTTCCCTGCCCACCTGAAGCCGATGCGGGGACGCGGGCTGGTGACGTGTGCGCGGTCGGGCTTTCTGCGCTTCCCCGACGACATCGTGGAAGTGGACGGTATGCCCATGGCCAAGGACAAGGCGGACTTCTACGGTGCCTTCGGCACCGACCACCCCCAGGACCATGCTCAGCCGGAGATCGGCGGCGATCCGAAGCCAGTGCGCTTCGGCGGTCTGGACAAGGCACGGTCGAAGTCGGACCTGGGCATCACCGATCAGGAAATCCTCGCGTCGATCCGAGAAAATCGACCGCCAAGACCGGGGTTCTGACATGACCTATGACGACCTGATCGCCTACGCGCCACTGGCCCTGATCATGCGGAACCGCGATACGGTGGCGCAGATGCCCCAGATCGTGCGGCGGGCGCAGGGCTATCTCGTGGCCCGCCTTGACCATGACCTCTTCCGCACGACAGTGCCGGCGGCTCCGATCGGAGCTGATGGGGTGGTCGATGACAGCACCTTCCCCGGATCACTCCTCGAGATCAGGTCGATCTCGGTCCAGGTCTCGCCCGGTTCGTGGCTTCCGCTGCTGCGGCGCAGCGAGGAGATGCTGATCGCGCTCCACTCGGACAACCCGCGCGGCCAGCCGCGCTTCTACGCTGTCACGGCCGCTGGGGACATCCAGACCTACCCGACGCTCGGCACGGCGGGCGCTCTGGCGCGGGTGACGGCGAACGTCGCGCCGCCCGTGCTGTCGCCCACGGTGCAGACCAACATCATCAGCGAGCAGTTCCCGGAACTCTTCGAGTTCGCCACGGCGATGGAGGCTGCGGTCTTCAACGTGGATGGGGCAACGACCCAGCTCTATCAGGGCCGGGTCGCCGAGACGCTGCAAGTGGCCAACGCGCAGATCTCGCGCCGCACGCGCGATGAGAACGCGCAGCGCGCCGTCGAGACACGCAACATCCAGGGGGCATAAGCATGAGCTGCGCCATTCGGCACGACCTGAGCATCATCCGGGGCAACACCTTCAACCTGCATGTGGGGCTGGCCTCGGGATGGGAGGACATCGCGCAGGATCCTTCGCTCTACGAGGGGCGGCTGGTGTTCCGGGAGCGCCAGGACGACAGCCTGCCCGAGCTTCTGGTCATCACCACCACACCACAACCGATCGACGAGCATCGTTTCCCGCAGCTGGACTTCCTCCTCGACCTGTCGATGACGCCCACGCAGACATCGAGCCTTCCGACCTATCCGGTGGTATGCTTCTGCGAGATCAGGCTGGTGGCCGGTGGCTATGTGAGGCGGCTCTTCGAGGGGCGGGTCAGGCAGAGGGATTGAGGATGAACCTTTCAGGCAAATCAGCTACCGTCCTCGAGCAGGACCCCAACCTTATCGTCATCTATGACGGGCCGCGGGGTCTGCCCGGTGCCAAGGGTAACCCTGGCGGTGACGGCGCTCCCGGCCGGTCAATCACCGTGCGGGGTGACTGGAACAACACCGTGCAATATGGCCCGGGCGATGCGGTCACCTCCCGATCGCAGGCGAGCCCGGGCCTGACGGCCCTCTGGATTGTCAGGGATGGCGCGACCCCCACTGTTGGTCTGGCGCCCCACCAGGAACCTATCGCATGGTCCGAGGTCTCCGCCGGCGGCGACAGCGCCGGAGGCGCGATCTACCGGGTCCAGCAGATCGCGCATCCCTTCACCATGATCGGAGAGCCTGTGGCGCGCTCGGAGATCACCGGGCGCTATGAGATGGCAGACGCACGGCAGAAGGACCTCCTCGGCATCGGTGTGGTCTGCGACATTCCGAACCCGAACGAGTTTGCCGTGCAGACGAGCGGTCGGGTGATCCACACCGGCGGCCTCCTGATCTTCGATCCGGTCCCGCCAGCGGGCCGCGCCTCGTCTGACTGGGTCTTGGGTCGCATCTATTACCTCTCGACCCGGCCCGGCATGTTCGAGGTGGATCAGCCCAGCGCGCCGGGGGCTTACTTCCAGCCGATGGTGGTGCCGATCTCGCAGACGGAATTCGTCCTTCTCGGCTGGGGGCCGGAGAACCTCGACACCCCTGTCGACATACCTGCTGTCGAGACAGATCAGGGCGTCGTTCCGGGCCGAGAGGGGCAGCTCTGGTATCGCCGGATCGACAACCCGGGCCTCTACGTGGCGCTCTGGGATGCGACGCGGACGCGGCTGATGTGGGTGCAGGCGAATGGCTGACAAGCGGGGTCTGGTCGCCTCCTACCCTTTTGCCGTTCAGGCGCCGGATACTTACGAACCTCGAAACGAAGAGCGGTTTCGGGCGCAGATGGCGCAGGCCAACGCGGAGATCTACGACCGGCTGGCCAACATCGAGACCGATGTGGATGCCGTCGAGAAGGGGCTGGGGAGCATTCCATCCCCCGCCTCCTTCGCCACTGGTCCGGAAGCCCTCGATGGCACATCGGCAGACACCATCATCTCGCCGGCCACGCTCAAGCTGGTGCTGGACACGCTGACCAACCTCCTGGTCCCCACGGGGTCCGTCATGTATTTCGCCGGGGATGCTCCAGCCGGGTGGCTTACTTGCGATGGGGATGTCGTGACACCAGCATTCCCCGATCTGCGCGCATACCTGATCGCGGCTGGGAGCCCATATGGTGCCGTCGGCGCGGATCCGAGAATGCCAAATCTCCTTGGCGAGTTCATCCGGGGTGCGGACCTCGGGCGCGGGGTCGATGTCGGGCGCGTCTTTGGCTCGTTCCAGGGCGATGCGATCCGCAACATCACCGGCAGCATCCGAACCCTGCACAGCTTCCGTCCCTTCAGCCCGTCAGGGCTGACCGGCGCGTTTGCGCCAAGCGCAGATCGGGGTCCGTCGCTTGGTGGGTCAGGTGCGGCCAGCTTCACCGACGGAGGAGACTTCAGTGCCGCCCGCGTCGTTCCGACCGCAGCCGACAACCGCCCGCGCAACATAGCCTTGCGGCCTTGCATCAAGACCTGACAGATAGACCAAACGAAGGGAGGGGCCGATGAACAAGAAGGTGACGCCGGTCAAGCCGGGAGCCAAGAAGCCCCCTTCGGGGCGGGTCTACTCGACCTATGACCAGGAGTATCAGAAGGATCCCGCCTACATCAAAAAGCAGGTGACCCGGAACCGTGACCGCCGGAAGGCGCAGGCCGAAGGCCGCGTCGAGAAGGGCAGCGGCAAGGATGTGCACCACATTCACGGCGCGGCCAAGGGCGGCCCGACGCGGGTGATCTCGGCCTCCAAGAACAGGAGCATGAAATGACCCTCCAATTCCCGATCCCGCAGTTCATTGGCGAGGCCGTTCGCTACCAGGGCTCAAGCTGGGTCTGGGATGGCGTGGCCTGGGTCATCGACGACACCGCTGACCGCATCGACCTGGCCACGGTCCCCGCCTATCTGGGGCAGTTCGTCTACAGGATGCCATCCGTGCCGCCGCTGCCGACCTTCGTCAGCCTCTCGGCTCCGGACATCTTCGGCGCGACCTTCATTCTCTCGACCGTGCCCCCCATCGAGGGGATCAAGGTCTACAAGAACGGCGAGCTTCTGGTCATGGATGGCGGCGTCGGCGGGCCGGGGCAGTATGTCGTCAACCGGGCGGCCAACCGGATCGAGTTCCTTGTGCCGCTGGTCGTCCAGGATGTGATCACCGTCGGGGTTCTGACGCCTTCTGACAGGCTGGCGCCGGGCCGGGTGGATATCCAGCCCATCAAGGATCTGGATACGGACTGGGTGACGAACCCGGGTAGCCCCACCACCGGCATGGTCAACGGCGTGCGCCGCACCTTCGACCTCCTGATCGACGTGGCGGGGGTCGGGCAGCAGTTCGCCACCATCTCCCGGAACTCGGACCTTGCGGTCTTTGTGGGTGGGTCACGCCAGCGCCCCGGCATCGACTACACCACGATCGGGGCCGAGGTGACCATGACGGTCGCCCCGGTCGCTGGCGTGCCCTTCTGGGCGCTCTGGTATCGTCCGGGAGGCGGAGGCACCGGCGGGGGTATTGCGCCGCCACAGCCGCCCCTGGACGGACAGCAGTCCTTCTATGGCTGGCGGCCAGGCACGAGGGCTGCGTGGCAGGATGCGCGCGGTCTGGCCATGACGGTGGCCAACGCAGCGGCCCGCGCGGCGCTGCGTCCCGATGTCGACATTGGCAATGGCAGCCTGGTGATGGATGCCGACACCCAGATCCTCTGGCGCTGGACCGGCACGGCATGGGTCCGCTACCTCGACGCTGGCACCTTCACCGCCCGGCTCGGCGGCCGCATGCAGTCCTTGCGCTCGACCACGGCCCTGCAGCGCCCGGCGGCGGCGAGCCTTCTGCCCGGAGAGATGTGGGTCAACCAGGCCGACCGGGTGTTCGGCTTCGGCGATGCCGCGGGAGACCCCATCGAGTTCCTGCCCCGCGCAGCCGCCTCGGCTGGCGTGCCGGATGCGGGCAAGCTGGCTGCGCTCAACGCCCAGGGCGTCTTCGACCAGAGCTTCTTTTTGGCAGGGATGCGGCCCTACGGCACGGTGGACCCAGGCTCGATCGAGATCACCGACTGGAACAACGCGCACCTGAACGGCACGGCTCCGGTGCGCGCGCCGGCGGGCACGCCCAACCGCCCGCCGGGCCCCGACCTCCCCTATGCGGGCCAGTATATCGCCATGGGGAATGCCGACACGGGTGTCCTGACGGCGTTCTCGCCGCAGGGGAACACGGTCTATGTGCGGGCGCGCAATGCTGGCGCCTGGGCGCCATGGGTTCAGGTCAACTCGCCCGGCCTCGACATCTCGTCGGCCATGCTCAGGGCCAACAACCTGAATGACGTGGCATCGAAGCCCGCGGGTCGGACCAACCTCGAGGTGTTGTTCAACCCCCGCACGGTCTTCGCTGGCGACCTGAACCTCCTTGATGAGACCGGGCTCTACCCCCTCGGGATCGGCGTCACCAATGGCTGGGTGAATGACGGGACCGGCGCGGGTGGCGAAGCCACCGTGGGCGATGCCGTGCTGCATGTGGAGACGGGCGGCTCTCTGGCCTACCAGCTTGGCTTCAACGTGATCCCGACCGGGCCAGCGGCGAAGCCGCTGCGGATGCGCTTCATGACGGGCCCGACAACCTGGACGCCCTGGGCGAGCATGTCCACGAGCGAGGAGGTGACGACGCAGATCGCCGTTGCCATCGCGGCGCTGCCCCCGGGCACCAGTGTCGGGGAGACACCCCCGGCCAACCCGGACCAGGGGCAGCTCTGGTTCAAGACGGTTGAGCCGGTGGGGCTGTTCATCTGGTTCGAGGACGGCGACAGCAGCCAGTGGGTGCAGACCGGTGGCGGTGGCGGTGGCGG